CAACCTCCACCTCGACTCTCTCAAGCAGTGTGAGACTCCACTCAACACCCTATTTTTTTCCGAGTTCAACCAAAATATCCTCCAGCGTGGAATCCGTCAAGCCTTCAAGAACAAAACCGGTATTGCTATTGACCGTCAAAACCCAGATGATCTTTATGGTATTATGAGAGTTGTCTTCATCAATAACGCTGGTGATCACCACGCAAATATAAATGATCAGGTGCGAAGTATGAATGCGCGTGTCATTGAGAGTGCCTTGACACAGATAAAAACAGGTGTTTCCCAATACATGGCATACATTAAGGAAATTGACACTATCAGCGCTCCCCTGGATCTTCCCCAAAACACGAGTACTTATGGTAATAAGATCGAGAAGAATAACAAGATTGGTATCAATTAAAGTTTTGAATCGTTAACAAGATAAGATGAGTTTAAACTACTACAAAACTGAAACTGAAAAAGTGTGTAAGTCAAAGGGATGGGATCGTGCTGCAGTTGACACAGTGTGGCTTTTACTTACAGAAGAATTTGGAGAACTCGCGTCAGCTATTCGTCAATACAAGAGAACCTTCAAGAAAACGGGACTAAAAAAGGAGAGGGGTACGGATGTTATGATGGAAATGGGTGATGTTTTTAGTTATTTGTTTCAATTGGCACATATGTTAGATGTAGATCTTGATAAGATGTGGGAAGAACATAAATGCAAAATGAAGACTAAAAAATATAATCTTCGATAATATTAATTATGAGTAAATTTATGCTCAAAGATGAAGATGCGATCGATGACATCAACCCATTTGTCTCGCGCGAATTCTCCCTTCCAGGGGGTGTGGGGCAGACGGGTGATTTTGCCGACTTCTCTGTGACGCGTGATGAACCTGGTATACCAGAACCAACACGGAGTGTGTTTTGTGACTATTCTTTATGTAAGGAGGGCGCAGATGAATGTCCTTTATCTAGACCACTTCATCCACGAAGAAATATAGATACCGGTTTTGTCAATAAGGATAGTACGAACAAATATGTACGTATTGGTGTCGCAAACAAGCCAGTGTTTTCACTCACTGGATGGATAATAATTCTTATTGTATTTTTTACAATTCTATATTATGCACGACGCTAAAGAAGTACTCGAGACGAGATTCATCTTGCGTTCTTTGAACAAGATCCAATAGGGTATCTTCACAAAACTTTTTAATAAACTCCCTCTGCCAAGCACTCTTAATGTTAATCCAAGGTGGCTGGAATGTGGGATCTAGAATTTTGCTCGCGTGCGCTACCCGAATATATGTATGAATGTTTTGTCTATCCGCGATAATGTTCTCGACGGCAAGTTCTGCCATCTTTTGGCGAACTTCGAGGGTCTTTTCGCACATGGTGTCTAGGAACTTTTCATATGGAATTGATTGTGTTTTAGATGTAAGAACAACCCAATCAGCGAGGGGTTTTGTATTTATGTAATCAATGTAGGTCATATAACCTTTGCCTCTCACAAATCGTTCGTGAACAATTTCAACATAATCAAGTTCAGACTCAACATCATAGACAGCTTTAGCCGTCTTAATGAATGATGTCATTTGCAATAGAAACAAATTAAATCTCTAAGTAAAGTATAACAAATATGTCAGTTGTATCGATGCTTGCGGGTGTTGGTCTTCTCAGTGTCTGTTGCCTTTCTTCAAGCGTAGCAACGACTATGATGGGTGGTGAGAAAACCACCAGTACGACGATGGGTTCTACGGGACCAGCTCCTCCAAGCGGTCCACCAAAAGGTCGCTATGTGAAATTGGAGCATACAGTTGCTTATGATGAGAGTGCGGAGGGTAATGTTGATGATAAAAATAAAATCATAAACCTCGCCGAACTTGAAGTGTTTGACGTGAGTGGCACTAACTTAGCGGCTTCCAAGTCTGTTACGGGTAGCTCACAATATCCAGCTCCTCATTTATGGTCAAATCTTACCGATGGTGATAAAACCAATTTTGCTCACACCCTTGGTAGAACTCCAAGTGAATACGATTCTATGACAGTTGATCTTGGTTCGGTGAAAGAAATTAAAAAGCTTATCATCACTAACCGAACTTCTTGTTGTAAAAATAGAGCCGTTGGTATTAAAGTAGTCATCCTTGGTGCTGATGGTACCACTGTTATTAAAGAGACACCAGCTATTACTACTGTAGCTGATACTTACACTCTCACATTTCCAACAAATACATGGAGTTAGTGCCTAAGTCAACTTCAACCCAGTCAAAATCAAACAAAAACGAGGAACCTGCTACATATATGTATTCGGCAATAGCCAACAACAGTTTTTCCTACATTCTCACAGTTGATGAGTTTAGAAATGAGCTTCCAGAAGAAACGAGACCTTCTTGGATAAAGATTACAACGATTACAATGGTTTCAAGCTTTATCCAGAATATTGACATTAAAAAACTTCGCCATATTTTTGAGAATCTGGAAACATTTAAATTGAAACGTACAAACACCAAAGGTGATGGTGGTTTTGTGTGGAAATTAAAGCCCACAACTTTTTACAATCAAGTTACACTTACTTATCATGATACTTACAGTACCAAATCTGTCAAAGTTTTCCCAAATGGCTCTATCCAAGTTGCAGGTTGTTGCGATCTTTTCGATTGTAAGCGAATCATTACACAACTGACTTATATTTTCAAGACTTTTTTGGGACTCGAAACTGAAATGCCGATAGATTCTTTTCGGGTGGTTATGATCAACTCAAACTTCAGTCTCAACTACAACATCAATCTCATGCGAGTGGCCCAGCACTTTGAGAATCACCCAGATGTCTTCAAAGTTTCTTTTGAACCGGATAGATACAGTGCAGTAAAGATTAAATTTCAACCAGCTCAAGATATGAAAGAAATCACCACAAGTATTTTTTCCACTGGCAAAATAATCATCACTGGGGCGGAGACACTCAAAGAGATTGCTTTTGCATATAACATTATTAATCAACACATTAATAATGATTCCCAAATCCGTGTGTCGCCAACAGAAGAAAAGGATATATTTAATGTGTTCTTGGGGCATAAATGCGAACCTATGGTTGAATTTCTTAGAAAGAAGGGTTTCAGTTCGTGGATTCAAACAATCACCAACCGACAAATTAATTTCTAATTATATTGTAATAAAAATGTCTCAACGACTTGGAATGGCCGATGGTCGATGCTTTACCATGAACTCCTCAGCCCAACTTACTAATAACTATATTATGAAGCAAAATGGTATCACTTTCGAGGATAACTACAGCTACCGCCAACTTCTCCAAAAAAATGGTCCAGAACTTCTTAACAAGTTGCCCGAACAATCCAGGGGTAAGTGTGATTCGTGTGATCAAATCACCGACATGTCCAAGATTTATTAGGTGAGGTAAATTTTAATAAAAACTTTAAACCCATACTCTAGAATGTCACAATGTGCCATATGTCTCAATGACGTCAGATCGACGAGGACCAATTCTCCGATCAGATGTGGGCATATGTTTCATTCCCACTGTCTAGAGGAATGGAAAGGTAAAGGTAAGAACACCTGTCCACTTTGTAGAAAAGTATTTGATGTTTCACAGTTTAAGGTGACTGTGACGGTTCAGAACAATTACACAGCGCAGTCGAACGCTGTGTCATTGCAGAGTGAAGCCATTTTCAATATAATGGATATATTTGATATGTCTTTTGATGTTGAAAATACATTAGATTTAGACAGTCTTCTGTCTGACCTTGGGATGAGTCTTTCCGACCTTGATTCCCTTGTCCTTGACGCAGAATGAGCTACAGTACTTGTCATAGTTTAGTCCAGGGTAGTTCCTATCCGCTTTACGAGGATCCTTAATGGGTTTACCAGATGCATCAACCAGAAGTGGACCCGTGGCCCACCCCCGCTTGTGGCTGAAGACATTGGCTCTAAAAACGATTCTCTTATTTGGTATAAACTTACCAGCACGCTTGACTCTCGACAAAGGTATTTTGAAGAATTTGGCGACAGATTCCTGTGTATCACCTGGCTTAACACGGTATTCTACGACACCGTGTTGAACATAGAAGTGGAAGTCTCCTTGACGAATATAGTTTGTCGGTCTTCCAGGACACACAAACATCATCACCTTATAGTACCCCTTTTTACACTTTTCATTGGGTTTGACACGATATATCTTTGCGGGGTTATCCGAAATAACGCGCTTTGGGAGACCCGTACAGTGTGTATAGTTGTGGTTTCTATTGGAAAGACCCGAGCGATCACCTGGAATAGATTTTTGAAATCTATACGCTTCATAGTCGCCCACGGCATATGCATAACAATTGTTATTGCCTATACCAGTAGAAGTTCCCCAACGTTTGTTGGTGAATTTTCTTTCAGACCCACTGAGAGGGAGGTCCTTCATTTGTAGTGTATGTAGAAAAAAATATTGTTACACATTAAAATGCAAGTCCTCGACCGTGTCGCCAAGTCTCAAACCAAGTCGGACATGCTCACCGAGCTTCTCCTCTTCATTCTTAACGTTCTTATCGCGACCTTCGTTCTCCGTTTCGCGTGGAACCGATCCCTTGTGAAGCACATTACCGTTCTCAAGCCAATTTCTACCATGCTTGATGCTTTCATCCTCGCTCTCTCTTTGAGCATTATCCGTGCTTAAATCTCACTGTAACCCACGATCTTTTCCCCATTGGGGCTAACAAGAGTTGGGAAGGCTTCCATGCCTGAACAACCTTCTTTTTCACAGTCAACAAACTTGAATGGCTTATCAGCCTTTTTCATGTACTCCAACTGTTTACGAGTCCAACCACAGCCCATGGTCCCGTAAATAGTCCACTGTTCTCCATTTGAAACTGACGCACTGACGGTAACATCAAGGCGTCGCTTTCCTGTTTGGGAGAGAATCAAAAGATCAATGAGGATGAGGAGAGCAAGAAGCCACATATTTTATACTATACGATTACATATTTTTTATGAATTTACACATTTGTTCTTTGGTTAAGTTTGAATCTAATTTGAACATTTTGACTAATTCTTCCTTCTTGTAGAGACGACACTTACGCCGATCAATTTTGAGATCACCATTCTTGTTGATGAATATTTTTGGTTTGTTAACCGCAATCTTCTTTTCAATTTCACGAACTTGTGACATCACGGATGGTTTGCGTTTGGCAATACCAGGTCTCTTTGGTGGAAGCTTCTTCTTTTCAGCTTCCTTTTGAAGAACAGCCCTCGCACGACGAATGGCGCTCATAGTGGCAGGTTTCGCGGGTGTTTTGGGTTTGAGTGCCACAGTCTTTTTTGGGATAATCTTTCTGAGAATGGCAATCTTCTTCTTAGCTTGAAGGAATGGGTGTTTCAAGATTTGGACATAGGTTGGAAGACCTGTGTGTTTTAGAGGGCGGAGACGGAAATCTTTGGTAACAGGTGATGATCTAAGAAGATATTGTCGTGAAAAGAGGTCTTCCATGAAATGACGCACTGGCACAGATTTTGTGTAATTGTATATGATGTTAAGAATGTAGTGTGCGTCATACATTTGATGCGATCCAGAGTAAATACCAGAATTCTTAAACTCACCACTCACGACATTTGGGTTTCTAATACCTTCGATCGTGGACATACCAAAATCAATCATAATGGGTTTGTTACCCTTCAATACGAGAATGTTGTTCCAATGAAGATCATGGTGTCTAAACTTTGGATACTTTTCGTGAATTGCTTTCAAGTTTGTGATGAGTTGAGAAATCACTTGACGATAATCTTCGGGTGATTGACTCCTTTTGATCCATTTTTCGAGGGGTTCACCCTCAATGTATTCAAAATAAAGAACATCATCGCGATCACACGATTTGAAGTGATACATGCGAGGCACCCCCATACCTCTCAACTTTTCCGCGATGCGATACTCCATTCGGGCACTTGGTTCTGTCGTGACTTTGATGGCAACTTGTGTTTTACATTTGTCATCGAGACATCCATAGAAGACAGTACCGTACGTACCTTTGCCGATTACTCTGAGTCGGGTAGCCTTGTTAATCTTGAGTGGTGTCATTTGAATCTTTGTAAAAAATTGTTGTTCTGGGTAGCACGCCTTTTGCCCCCTTATCAATTTCTTAACTTCTTCACCGACCGCGTTCTTCTGAGAACTGGTCTTGGCGTTGTTGGCGATGTGGACGAGGTCCGCGAGTTTCACCATACTTATTACATACTAACAAATTTTTCATCGTACCATTTTGAAACCTCCGGGACGTCAATCTCATAAAGTAGATCTTCTAATTCTTTCTCATCCATATGAAACATGGCTTGTTCAAGCACTTTTAAGTTCTGACTCACGACAGCACCACACATGACTGAACGACCCATAACCTTCATAATTTCATGCCAGTGATATTGTGACTCTTTTCTACACACCTTTCTAAAAGCTTGGTACATATGATACGCTTCATTATGGTCTGGATGTTGTGCAATCAGAAAAGTTAGGTATTCTTCCTGATCCCCTTCATTAAGCATTACATAATCCACATATTCTACAATCTCACATTCCATTTTCATGAGAGTGATAGCATCTCCATCCCTGATAACTTCTGTAAGATCCCTTTGATTCTCAATGAAATTCATTCTGTTACGATATCTACTGAAATATAGATTACTTAGGTATGACAACATCTATCTTAATTCTTCTTGAGAGAATAACTTCATATGTAACTTGATTCATAAGTTTCATATCAAATTTGAGGAATTATTTGATTACAATTTAATTATTTATTCTTCGTCTACTTCAACTTCCTCTTCTTCTTCATCAACCTCATCCTCTTCTGGGAGGTCAAGACCTTGGAAAGCAAAGGATGGGAGCTTGGTGGATTGCTCAAGGAGAGCTTGTTGAAGACGGATCGTCACACCAAACTTGTTGTCAATGAACCAAATGGAACTGACATCAACAATAGCCATAGCCT